GGCATCAATTGAATGATATGCGTTAAGATCTTGAGCCAATTCAGGAGACCATACAGCTTTTAACTTACGAGTCTTAGCAACAATCGGTAAAGATTTAAGCTCTAAGTTAACTTCTGGTATGTTCAATGAATCAACAGTAGCATTACCAACACTATCTTCAAAGTCACCACGATCAGCAGCAGTTGTTTGTTTAGTATAGCCAATTGCCCAGTTACCTACAGCAGTACCTGAACCAGATACAATCATAGTGATTTTTCCAGCATTATCTATTGAGACAAATCGTGGATCAACAATCATATTGGTTTTTATGAATTCCCAAGCACGTACAGACTCAGATTCAGAATCAGCTAAAGCAGCTGCTGATAAACTTCCAGTCATCTTCTGAAAAAGCCCTGCATTACTAGCAGAGTATTCTGTGTCAAAGTTAACATCAGCCAATGTGACTGCGGTGTGGGCTCCAACACCTGTATGTCCAGCTTGTGAACCAAATGCTACAGATGCGGCTGAACCAGTCATACCATCGGTATAACCATATCTTCCTGCACCATAGAATCCACCCTCACCGTAAGGTGAAGTTGAACCACTAGGGGAATTAGGACCGGTTTTACCATGAATTGGATCACCCACAGTTCTTGCATTTACGTTAGTTCCATACTTGAAATCAAGATAGAACACAAGACCAGATGGTAAGTTCATAGGTTGTACAGAAACTAATTCCTGTGCAACAATGTTACCGAAAACACGTCGTACCAATGGAAGTGCAACACCAGACCATTCTTCATCACCAGCCCCACCAGAGGGATTAGTTGAGGAAGATTCAGAAATCAATTGACGAGCCTGGTTTTCTAACAAAGTAGCCATACCAGAGCGTTGCCACTCATTTTCCATTCCTTCTAAAAGTCCAGATTTTTCCCATTTGATAACGAGTTTTGCGGACTCATCTTTCTGTTTCCTCATTGGGGAAGCATTAAGAAGAGATTCGTTTACATAATTAGACATTTTTCGTTCTCCAAATTATCTTATTAATTTTTAAGGATTCCAGCTAACTTCTTAAAACGGGCTGCAACTTCACTTTCTTCTGTGATAATTTTCCTAGAATTAGGTTTAGTTGAACCAGCTTTACGACTAGCTGCTTCTTGAACATTGTGTGTTTTAACTTCACTCTTATCTCTCTTCATTGATTCTGCAAGTGTTGAATAAACCAATTTGATTTCACGAGTTGTTTGAGCTCTATCAAAGGTCTCAACAACTTTCATCTTTTGATCATTCGTCAAAGCATATTCTTTGAATATACGATTAGTGTAGAGAAGTTTAGCATTTAAAATGTTCACTTCATGAAGCTTATCACGTAAAAATGTGACAGCTTCTTTATACTCATTAAGTTCAGATTGTAAATACTCAATCTGTTCGTGTACTTGACCTTTATCGGAATCTGTTACAACTTCTTCCTTGACTTTTTCGTCATCTTTTTCGTCATCTTTTTCGTCATCGTCATCTTCTTCAGTTACAACTTCTTCTTTTACTTCTGCTTCTTCATCTTCTTTAGGACCTTCAGTAAGGTCTTCATCATCAGAGTCGTCAGCTTCGGCAATTTCTTTTTCAAGTTCTTTGATTACAGCTTCTAGATCTAGATTTTCATCTTGATCTTCTTCATCTCCAAAGGGGTTTTCTCCATCATCACCTTCTTCATCTTCTTCAGTAACAATAGGTGCATACTTCACGCCATCGATTTCAATAATATCTTCTTCTCGTATTGATACTTCTTCCATCTCTTCTTCATCCTCAGCAGGAACTGGCATTTCTTCATCATCTTCTTCACGATAATTACGTGCCATATCTTCCGCATCCATCTCTTCTTCACCATCTTCTGGTGCTTCCATATCATCTTCTTCGTATTCTTCATCATCTTCAGCTAACTTAGCCGATAACATAGATTTAAGTTGTGGTGCGAATGCTTCTTGTAGAGCGATTTTAGCGTTTTCTAATGCGGTTTCACGAACTGCTTTAGCATCTGCAATAGCTTCTTTAAGCAAATCAGACATAATTTGTCTCCATATATGTTTTATATTGGAATAAAGTTATTTGGGAACTTTAATAGAGGTTTCTATTTTAGACACCATATATACATGGTGTATTGAGGTATATATAAATATAAAGTTTTCTATAAAAAGAGTTTATTAACTCAAATGTTTTTTTCTTAAAACTAAACTTTTCTTTTTTCTTCTTTTTTCAGCAGATGGCTTTTCGTAGAAACGACTATCATTTATTAATTTCATTAAACCAGATATCTTTACGTTTTTTTTAAAGCGTCTTAACATTGAATCTACTGTTTCATTATCGTTTGCGGTAATAAATAAAGTGCAATTCTTATAATTTTTATAATCTTTATCGGCTCTTTTATCGTTTCTCATTTATAATAATCTTTATATTTTATGTTTTCAGTTGCAATTAATTTATTAGATATTTGTTGTTTAACATACTTATCTGCTAAATGTTTCTCTCTACTGTATTTAGCTTTATTCCATTTCTTTTGTAGTGATGCTGGTAAATCCGTTTCGCTTAAACCACTGTTTACAAATGAAGCGATTCTTCTAGCATCCACGCCCATGACCTTTCGATATCGAAATTCTTCAAGGGTTTTCAACCAATACTTAACTTCTTTAACTGTTGTTTTCTTCATTTTCCTCTTCTACTAACATAGCTTCCGAAAGACATCCTCTTGAAACAGCTGTGTGAGCATCCTCTATTAATACTATTTCGGAAATTGGTATTGGAAATGTATCTTGGTCAAATTGTTCATTAAATACGTCTAAAAATCCCTTTACTAATGCCGTACCACCACCTATTACGATTGGTACTGCGTTAGGAAAATTAGGTACATTTTCCACACCTTCAAATTGAACTCTCAAGTTCGTTAATAAATAGTTAATAAGAGCACCATAATAGGAACGTAAAGCTATTAATATATTAGCTTCTTCAGTACCTTCATCATATATATCAATTTTTGACTTTGATATATTTAATGTATTGGAATTCTCTTTTATATTTGTCACCTTAGCTTCAGGTGTACCGGTATCCAAAGCCACATTTTTATCTACCCAATCACCACCACGCGCAACACTAAATGATAAAGCAGTCATTCCTTGATACATAACAGCAATATTACACATACCACCTCCCATAGAAATCACAACGCCAGTAAGTTGTGAATCAACTAACCCCTCATATCCAAGAGCTACAGATTCTTCAATCTTTTTTGCTTCATATCCATATTGTTCTATAATTGTTCTCAATACATCTTCATGATAAGAAATTTCTCTTTTTATATCAATTGGTTTTGCAGGAACACAATAAACGCAAATTTCTTTATTTGGTTTAACTTTTGTTGGTTTTTTTGCTTTACCCAAAAGTTCACCAATAATAGCATTCAATACTGGAAGAGCATCATTTTCCTGTGGATTTAATAACCCACTTTTCATTGGTCTTCTCAAAGTTGATGTACTAAATATTTGTGCATAGTTAAAAGCATGTTGACCAACTATATGCACCTTATTAGATTTCTCTACATATGGTATCCTTTGTCTTGCTAACATTCTTTTAACTTGTGGAGTATCCCCATCAACAGTTAAGAAAGCATTTCTTTGTTTTTTAAGTTTCTTTTCTCTTGCTGCAATATAAAATGATGTACCACAATCTAAACCTACACTCATAACCCACTCCTCAGCTCTTTTAATTTATCTTTTTGTAACTTAACAGATCCTTTTATAGTCTCATCTGACTCTATTTTAAAATTTGTTGGTTTTTCTGCAACGATATGTTTTTTTATATCCACATCTACAACCCCCACTTCTTTTTTTGATTTTGGTAACTCAACTTCAACAGCTATTGGTGGTGATGTTGAAATAGTTTTATAAACTTCTTTAGGCATATTCTCATAATAATTTTTTAATAACTGATGTATTATATATCCTATTTGCCATAAAACTAATGAAATTAATAAATAGTCAAGTAACCATTCTATTAGCAATTCTCTCATGTATTTCTTGTAACTTATGTTTCTTTGGTTTGCTTTCCTCTTTTATAGCTTTATATTTTTTTCCATTGATTACTTTGACTGATTCTTTTGACTCATTTGCTCTGGCTATTGCTTTGGTGAGAAGTTTTTTAGCTTTTGGAGACAAATTTTGGTAAGCTTCTGCAAAATCACCAGCTGTGTAATGTATTGTCCAGCGCAATCTATCAATTTCATCGTATGGGCCTCCCTCTATGCTCCTTCCTATTTTAGGATCTCTTTCTATATCGTGTAAAACGCCGTTAAGATCTTTGTCTAAGTCATGCGGAGAAGATGATGCGTAAAAGTGATTGTGAACTGCCCTTGCGGCCTCAGGATCCTCTTTTCTCAACTTATCTACCTTCGCTCTAGATATAGCTCCGTTAATGTTATCACTTAATTCACTAAACTCTTTTTCACCCTCATCATTTGTATAAAAATTTTCCATTGCTTTTGCTGCAATTTCCTCTGCTTTTTCATAATCCTCTGGTGAAGCTTCACCACTTTCAATTGATTTTACCAAATTATCGATTTGTTTAACAAGTTCTGGATTATCTGATATCTTACCTTTGTCCTTTATAGCATCTAAATCATTTTCTATTTGGTCATGATCTACAGTTGATTTTTCTTCACCACCTTCTGGTTCACCACTTGGTTCTTCACCACTTGGTTCTTCACCACTTGGTTCTTCATCACCAAAACCACCACCCGCATCTATATCCATTCCCTTTTTAGTATCTGGTTCATCATCTTCATCATCATCTGGCATACCAGACGGACCATGTTTAGCATAATCACTAGCATCCTCTTCATCATCAAAATAATCTATTTTACCTTTATATTTACCAGCGTATTTCCCACTAGTCGCTGTCCAAGTATCACCATCGTCAAATGTTTTATCCTCATCCTCAGTTTCATAAAGATATGATTCTATCATCCAACTTTTATATTTGGATTTTTTCATTTCCCCACCGCCTTAGAAACAGCAGCTCTACGTTTCTTTAAATATCTATCACTATCATCGGAATCCCCATCGTTATCGACATCATCATCTTCTTGACCGACTGGATCTAAAGCCTCATCGATATCATAATAACGGTTCAATATATTTCCCATATCTTCGTAAAGAGCAGAAAGTCGTTGATTGGTGGCATTTGCCTCAACAGCAGTTTTTCTAAAATTACCAGTTAAATTATTCAACTCCTTCATATTACGTTTAACCGATACGGAATCAAACCAATCATCAGTTTCACTCAATACATGAGTTTGTGCATTTTCAGCCATTTCAGCTAATTGCTTAGCAGCTTCCATTATACCACCATTAACTTGAAGTTGCTTTCCTATTCTAGCATAATTTTTTATAGCTTCAGTCACTTCAAATTTATTAACACGTGGTTTTTCTTGCTCTAAAGCAAACTCTTTAATTAATTCTTGTAATTTAATATCCATAGTTACTCCTATATCTATATATAAGTATTATCGTCTTAACTTTACACTACTTAATTTTACCCAAAGCTTTCTGTGCGGTCTGTAATAATTTAATTGCCTGTTTTGGATTACCATAAACACCCTCATCTTCAGCGTCATGATGTTCTCCAATCATCCACTCAATTTGTTCTTGAGCCTTTCTCAAATGTTCTGAAAATGGTCTTGCTACTTTTTCCTCAATTTGTTCAGGTGATTTAAACGAATGAACATAAGGATTAGAATGAACTTGTCTCATTGAAATTGATGTTTCACTTAATAAGTCTTTCAACTTAATCATTACTACTTACCACTATGTTGAATTTCTGTTTCTAAAAATCCTTTCAATACCTTTCTTTTATACATTGCTTTATAAGCAGCTTCAGGATTACCTTGCTTAATATATTTGGATACTTCAGCAATATATCTTTGAATGCTACCTTGCATTTGTTTCCTAGTCATTACACCAAAACCTGGTATCTGTACATTAGCATCTAAAGGTGTTTGTTTACCTCGTCTTGGTTTAGCAACCTTTGCTTCCCTAACATATTTGGCTAAGTTTTTTAAACTGATCACTACATTTTCCTATCATTTTTACGATGTTTTTCTATTATCTTATTCCACACATTATAAAGACCATCTAATTCTTTCACTGCAGTATTAAGTTTTTTAGCTACCTTATCCATATGTTTTCTATATTCCGTTGTAGCTGCTTGATAATTTGCTCTAAAATTCCAATCATATATATCAGATTCTCTTGGACCATAATCTATTCTGGGATATCCAGTTCCCAAATCTTTAAATATTTGACCCCAATCTCTATCATAATAACTAACATCTTTAGGTGATTGAAACTTAGGTAAACTTCCTTCGTTGACTTGTTCTTTTTTTTCTTTTAAAAGTTCTTTTAGTTTAATCATTAGATTTTATCCATCAACCTTTTGATTTGTTTTAAAATTGAAAAAGTACCTTTAGCATTCATGAATACACCATAGTCTTCTCCAATCTTTACCAATTCATCGAACTGGTCTCTCAAATCATATTTCATTTGTCTCCACAACTTGGAATTTATATCATAGACATGGTATAGTTTCCAACCAGTTTTAACACTAGCTTCGTTTACGGATTCGTTTGCTTTTTTAAGGGCCGCTGCCACATCGGGTTCGTCTGATAATCCTCTATTCATTTTTTCAATCTTCTTTACAGCACCAGTCATATTACCACCCATCTTTTTAGCTATAGCGATTGCCTTTTTGACTGCTGTTATTTGAAATAGTTTTTTCATTTCATCTACGGATTCTGCATAAAATCCTATTTTTTCATATTCTTTTCTTACAGCTGGTTTATCTACAATAACAAGTCTTTTTCCAGATGTTTTATGTTTGACTTTTACTGTTTTGCCTTTTTTATATGTGAGTCCTAAATCTGATTCTTTAACTACTTTATCGGTAGCTTGGTGTTTTTTCATAACACTTTTTAATGTAGGAAGTGGATCACCGAATTGTCTATTTTCAAATCCAGGTGAGTTTTCTTTTAGTAAATCTTTTAATTTAATCATTTTGTCACTTGTTTCACCTTCTCAATTGAACGACCAGCAAAATAAGCCGCATATACGGTCATCAATAAAGTTTGATATACAGGTACATATGCTGCACCTATTGAGAATACCTCTCCTGCAACTGTCAAATTACCATCGAATACGCTTAATACTGTAAACACAAATGTAAGAAATACCAAAGTCAGTGGTCTGATATTTTTACTCAGCCAGCTACCATGCTTCATGTCAGCTTCCCATCTTGCAGATACTTGAGCCTGAGCAGCTTGTTCTGCTTTGGCTAAAATTTCTGTAATTTCTTACTCATAAAGTAAATCATAAGTGCCAATATAACGGAAAACAATGCCACGACAGCAATACTGATATACCATTTTTTACTTTGTCTGAATTGGATAATACCAACCAAATCTCTATTGATTTCATGTTTTTGATCTATAACATGAAAATCATTATTTTTTAATTGTTTTGCTTCAACCATAACCTATCCCCTAACCATAATATTTCATAACTAATTGTTTCATTTTTGGTAATGGTATCGCTCTAAATTTTTTCTGTAGTGCTGGATTTTTATCATATGCTTTATCTATTGTAACTATTAAATTTGCCGTTTGCAAATCAATACCCTTTTCGTATGATTTATTTTTCAAAACTTTTTTAGCCAAGTCAACACCACTAATTTCATTTACGGATTCATTACCAGTTCTTCCAACACTCATATACTTAACAAAT